CGGGGACGACATCGTTTTTCGGTGTACACGTGAGGAATCTGATAGGTGGTTTCAGACAGTTGGCAAGTCGGGCCTTGTGGTCTCTGCGGGTAAAACATTAGTACACAAGAGGTTCTTTTCTTTGAACTCCTTGATGTTTGACTCGCAGAAGTCGGGCCAACCGCAGTTCGTCCCGGTTATCCGACCGAAGTGCGTGTGGTCTTCGAAAGAACGCTGGTCCGAGAGAGTGTCTTCGTTACAGAGTAGGTACTACTCTGTTTCGACAGGTTTTTGGGGTTGGAGGAGAAGGCTTGTTCGTTCCTTCTTCTTGCAGGAAAACCTGAGCACCGTGCACTCGGCGCGACGCTCTCTCACGAGAGGTTTAGGGATAAGTGTAGGAAGGGGGGAGTTACGGGGTTTAGGCCTCTGGCATCGCGAGTTGTACTATCTTGAACAGATGGTTGAACAACCTTTGCCTAGCGTGTCGTTTTCTCAGATACGCTGTAACGACCTTCCACATGGTTTCGTCCGGGTCTCTCCCTCAGGGGGGAGGTTCCAAAACAATAGCTGTCAATTAGGCTCTTGGTACTCTTCTGAGTTCCTCAAGCAAGAAGCTATTGCGTTCCGATCCGAGATGATCGAGTGCGCCTGGACGAGGGATGTGTTGACCGAAGAGGATGCGGAAAAGAAGTGGAAGGAGACTTGTCTCCAAGGTTGCTCCCCTTGGAGCTTGTCTGAGTTTCTTAGCCCTCGGGCTCAAAAACTCAGACAAACTCCAAGGGGAGCAACCTTGAAGACAAGTCTCCTTCCATCTCTTCTCCGCATCCTCTTCAGTCAACACGTCTCTCGTCCAGGCGCACTCGATCATCTCGGATCGAAACGCAATAGCCTCCTGTCTTAGAAACTCCGAAGAGTACCAAGAGACTCCCAATTGACAACTATTGTTTTGGAACCTCCCCCCTGAGGGGGAGACCCGGACGAAGCCACGTGGGAGGTCGTTACAGCGCATCTGAGAAAACGATACACTCGGCAAAGGTTGTTCAACTACTTGTTCAAGGTAGTACAACTCGCGATGCCAAAGGCCTAAGCCCTGTAACTCCCCCCTCCCTACACTTATCCCTAAACCCCTTGTGAGAGAGCGTCGCGCTGAGTGAACAGTGCTCAGGTTTTCCTGCAAGAAGAAGGACCGAACAAGCCTTCTTCTCCAACCCCAAAAACCTGTCGAAACAGAGTAGTACCTACTCTGTAACGAAGAAACTCTCTCGGACCAACGCTCCTTAGAGGACCAAACACACTTCGGCCGAATAATCGGGACGAACTGTGGCTGACCTGACCTCTGCGAGTCAAACATCAGAGAGTTCAAAGAAAAGAACCTTCTGTGTACTAACGTCTTACCCGTAGAGACCACAAGGCCCGACTTGCTAACAGTCTGAAACCACCTATCAGACTCCTCACGCGTACATCGAAACACGATGTCATCCCCGTTAATTCGAACGGGGACATCCCTAGGTACGCAGAACTTGAACGTGAGGTAGTTGGCAAGACACAAGAGGGGAAAGGACAAGAGGTTTCCCATAAGCTGCCCGCGTTTCTGGAAACCGGACTCTCCGCCGCCTTCCAGCTCCGTACCAAGAGTCTGGAGGGCGTGAAGTGACAATCCGTGCGGAACGGAACGACACCTCATGAGCAGCTCAACAAGGATCGCACGTTGGACCTCCGAATTGAGGTTATCAGTGGCGGATTCATAATCTCCACTGACAAACACCTCACCCTCCCGCCTCTCAAAGGAGGCGAAGCAGGAAGGTTTGGCATCCCCACGCAACAACCAAGGGAAACGCGACAAAAAGTCATACAACGCTTTGTGTAAAGGACGTAGAGCATTATCTACCCGAGGAGGGCAGGAAACGATACGCCATTTACCACCGGTTTCAACAGCGGTGACTTTAGAGACCCGACGATACTTTGGACACGTAGCGGCCAAAACGTAAGTACAAAAAGACTCACGTTCCTCTCGCTCAGACGCAACCAAACCTCTGCATCCTCCACTCGACCTTGGCGACTCAGAACAAGCCGACAAAGGTAGAGTGCTCATCAGAGCATTATCCACGAAAGAGCGGTCCCAGCCCACAGGGAACAATCGGCGAACCGATCGTCTAACGAAGTCAAGAAACACTTCGTC